AGGTAAGTTCCGCTACTGTTTGAGTTAACCAGCATACCCTGCGTATCACTCGTTCTAAACGCGACGGTGACCATCATGTCAGTGAGAGTGTGACCGCTTGGGATGTCCATCGTTAGAGCATCGTCTGTGCCGTTTGTGGAAATGACGGGGAGTTGAATGACTTTTCGGGTGGAAAGAGACTCCGCGACCCATGTGTTAGTCGAGCCCCCAAATCCGAAGGTCACCCATGTTGTGCTCGACGTTGCAACGAACTCAACTGTTGCGGGGCCTAAGTCAGTCAGCGTCACATTAGTTATGCTGTTGTCTTCGCTAGACAAACCCACTCGAACGATGATTCCACTCTGGGTATAACTAACGGCATTCAGCGAAACCTCATAAGTTTCACCGACCACAGTCGTTATGCCTTGGGAAATTCTTGCCCCAGCGCCGCCAACTGGAACCCCTGTGAATTGACCGTTAGAAACGGTCACATCGTTTGCAACCGTCCACCCATCCAAAGATGAAGCGTCACCATTCTCCACCAACTCCGGCCCACGCTCAGTGGTATTAGCGCCAGCTACTGTAGGGCCTGTTCCTGATGCTGTGGTGTGGTTGCCGGGGACTTCGTAAGCGACAACAGAGGAGACGGTCAGCGTTGTCCCATCCTCGCTTGCATACAGACGAAAATAGGCGTCACCTGAAGATGGTTGAAACAAGAGATAGCGATAAGTACCCACTGCGTTCAAAATCTTATGAGAACTATCAGGGTTTCCGCCCCAAGAAAGTTGAACCCCACCGGACGTGTAAGCCGAGACAGTAACCTCTACGATCAAAGGCTGACCAGTTGTCACCTCATTGCGCTGTTTAAAATAACCTGAATCATTGTCTCCGTTAATCCAGACAGCCTCTATGCTGGTTTTGGAACTCCCGGGTGTGCCACCAGTGTTCCAGGCATCTTCCCAACCCGCACGCTCAGTACCAAGCGTAGTAAGGTCTACTGTCTCGATCCAATCCGCAGCCGTCTTGCCGCCAAACTGGCTCGTATCAAGGACCCATGCACCATCAATGCTGTCACCAATCGAAGGATTACCAGAGCCGTCAGACTGGAAAATGCTGGTCAGGTCCGTAGGGTCAGGCTGTGCAACAAAGTCACCGCTCGCCGCCTCTGCTTCGAGGGCGTTGTCTAGCGCCGTTCCCGGCCCCTGCAAGAGCGCCGCAACAGCAAGCGCTGACAGGGAAACCCCAAGTCCTAGCTTTACCATAAGGCGACGATATTACTTGCGTCGGTCCCCGTGCTCCATACGCGGGTAACGCGGACGGGGAGGATTGATCCGCTAGGGACGCCGCCGAAAGTGATCTCGTCTCCGCCCGCCGTGGTGACTTTTATGTCCCCACCGTTGCCAATGTAAAGCGAGCGAGCCGCGTTCGCTAGGTCCGTGCTGTCGCTCTTGACGACATCCGCCGCGTGCTGCGCGGGACTATCCAAAGCGGGTTGGTGTGAACTGAATTTGTCTGTCATGGTTTTGGCTCCTACAAGATGCCCATAGCAATCTAAACGACTAGGTCAGAGGTGACGGCTCGATCTCTATATCGAAGTCGGACACGCCATGACGGACGCCCTCCTCCGGATCCCTCATAAAGTCCGAGCGCTCATGAAAGCAAGAGACAATTCGATGACCTGCGACCGCGAACTCGTTCTCGTCCAGTAGCGCCACGATACGCGCCTCGATCTTTTTGTTGAGATCAAAGCCTCGTTCATTTGTCCAGATGTGAGTTTGAAACCGCACGCGCTTTGCCGCTAGCCCCTGGACAGACGTATCGATAATGTCGCTTTCGCCAATGCTGACATATGGCAGGTCCACGGTAGGCGCCGCCGCGCCCTGAATGCGACCGTGGCGATCCCCAAGCAGAGTGGTCAGCGCCGCGTCGTCCGCGAGGAGATTGCCGACGGCGTTTTGAAGCGCGGAGAGATCGATCGCTCTAGCCATTTGTCTTAATCCTCTGCATTGCCTTTTTCAGGAGACGCCCCGTCCGAGCTCGAAACGCGCGCCGGTTCGCCCGGTATGTCGTGAAGAAAAACGGCTGCGCCTGCATGTTCCGTGTCCCGAACTCCAGAAAGCGAGCGTAGAAACCAGCACTTTCCTTGATACCGGCCTTCACTCGCCAAACGAATCCCCTCATTCCCTGGGCAGGGTATGCGGTAATCGTGTCGTCGAGTTCACCGGTCCGCCGGTTCGACTCCGCTTGGCGCTTCGCCTTCATCGCGAATGACTTCGCGTTCGCCTCCGCCGCTTCCGATAGGGCTTGCTGCACTTGGATCGGAGACTTTAACAGCTTCTTGTTGAGGCGATCTAAGTTCCGGACTTTGAGCTGACTGTCCATGTGATGCGCTCCCTTGAGGTGTGTCGACGACGCGCCCCGCTCCGGCGGCGAGCGCTTTGTCTATGCACTGGCGACGGACGCGGTAAACGCCGGGAGGATATTTTACAGAGCTTTGCGGGTTCTCGTCCGGAACAAAATTGAACGGGACGTCAAACTGAAACCATTTCTTTTCACTATCCATTGGGTCTGCCCTCCTCGGCTGTGATGTAGATTGTCTCTCGACGACGGTCGGGGTCGTCGACGTGCTTAATGTTCAAGACCTTGCCCGTCCGCACATTGACGAGCCTGTCGTTTGCCGTGACCGCCGCGAGCGTCGAGCTGTAATGCGTCACGATCTCAAGCGTGTTGATCTCGCGCAAAGCGCCTGCGAGCTCTTGCTCGCCCTGCCCGAAACCTGTCCCGCGCCGTGTCTTTGTGTCAGCGCGAAACTCGATCACGGTTGACCAAGTCTCAGCGCCGGACGTGTAGCCGCTGGAGATCGAGCCCAGGCGCTCAACTCGATACTTGTCGCGGTAAGATCCCGCGCGGGGTCGGGGCCGTCTAGCCATCGCCTAGGCGTACCACTTTGATTTGTACTGTTCGAGAAGCGCATCCACGCCGATGGGGATCTCGCGCAAATTCCACTCGGTCGACGCCTCACGATTGACGTAGAAGTGACCGACCAAGAGGCGGACCGCAGAAAGGATCGGGGCCGGGACCGTCACGGCGTCGCCGGATCCGAGCACGTAGCCCGCCTGGAATGTAATCTGAATTGCGTCCGGTCGACCGCTATCATAAGCAGGCCAGCTCTTGCCGAGCTTAGGGCGGACGATTGTCGCGTCGTGCATCTCGATCAAATCGAAGTCCGAGAGCGTCGCGGTCTGCAAATCGCCGGACGTGTCGACGTACTGAATTGACGTCAGAGAGATGACCGGAGGAAGCTCAAGCCACACCTCGCTATAGCCGTTTGGCCTAGGCTGGGCTTGCTTCCATGTTTGAGGATTGAGCGCTCGCTTGAGCCGTCCCGTCGCCCCGTCAACGAGCGCTGTCGCCGCGCTCAGGTAAGCCGCTAGCATGGCGTCGTCGTCGTCGTGATCGATGCGCAAATGCAGCTTAAGGTCCGCGAGGGTCAAGAGATCCTCGGCGGCGGGCGTGACGAGAGAAAGGACGGGTCTCAACTTATTCGCTCTCTTTCTTGGCCGCAGTCTTGCGAGATGCGGAGGCTTTAACCGCCGTCGCATAACCGGCCTTAATCAAGTCCTTGCCGACCGCGTCCTCGACCTCAATCGGGAGAGCACTCGCAGCAAAGGAAAATGGCCGCTTTGTCTTTGGGCTAAGCCCGCCGCATGGTGATGTAACAATGATTTTCATTAGGTCTGCCCCGTTCTAAAAAAAGAGGGAGCCGAACCGAAGCCCGGCTCCCTTCGCCACACACTAAGGAGGGACGCCTTACGACGCCGCCATAGTGAGTTTTTTGATCGCGGTGCTATTCAGCATCTCGCCATCGAAGCGCATAAAGGCCATGAGGCCGATTTGTAGCTTGTGCATATACTTCTCACGGAATGGAACCACTGAGAAGTTACCAATCTTACGGACAACGTAGCGGCTATGGTCGCCAAAGATGATCGGAGAATTGCCCGCCCCAATATCATCCATTGCGGAGTTGTCTTCAATTGGCTTTCCGAGCAACTGATCAGGCGCGCCGGTTTGAATGTTGCCCATCTCCCAGAGATAGTTACCGTTCCCGTCTTTGAGCTTCCGAACGGTCGCGAGCGTGCTGTCGTTCATCTGCCACTTACACATAGGCGATTGACGGTAAGCCTTGTTGACCGAGTGGAACATATCGATCAACTCGTCAGAAGCAAGCGCTGCGGTTGCGGCTGCGGTGATACCCGCGCCCGCGCCGGTAACAATGCCCATTGGTTTGCCGGAGCCGTCGCCATTCGTGAGAATGTCGTTAGCTGTACGACCAAGGCTTTCACCGAAAAGCTCAGCCAAGAGCGGCTCGATAGCGAACTCGCTGTCTTGTAGGAGCTCGATAGAGACCGGAACGATTGGGGTATTGTAGATATACCCGTCCAATTCCTTTTGACCGATGACAGGATCCGCAGAGCCGTCATCTGTGACCGCCCCATTCTCAGAGTGAAGCTCGCCGCGCTGGGCGGTATAATTGAGCGTAGGCCAAAGAATTTTCGAGCCGGTCGAGGTGTTAATGACGCGGGTAATCCCTGCATACATATTACCCCAAAGCTCAAGTTGCTGCTCAAGCTCGCCGGAGAAATCATCGGGAACGAAGTAACCGCCCTCGGAAGGCGTGCCGACAGACATTGCGCGCTGTTCAATTGCGGACGCTTCGGCTTGGCCCATGCCGCGCTGGACGCGCATAAACACTTCGCGCTGATCGGCTGGCAGGGCGTGCGCGCCTGAAAGCAGAGCGTTGCGGAACACTGTGTTATAGCTGATCGCTTCGCGAGCATTCGATGCGCCGTTTGCGTCTGCCACGCGATCAGGATCCGGAGCGCCTGGCAGACGATTTTCGCGAGCTTCTGCAAGCTGATTTTCGGCGCGACCTTCGGCAGCTTCGAGAGCTGCAAGGCGCTCGGCCTTACCGCGAACCGTATCGTAATCGGCCATAATGGCGTCATACTCACGCTCGATTTCAGCCGCGCGTTCGGCGGGTGTGTCGTCTTTGATTTCGTCGAATTTTGAACGAGCCTGCGCAAGCAGGTTCGCCATTTTTTCGCGCAATTCCTTCAATGTCATGCCTATATTTCCTTGGCGTTGCGAGCTGCGAGCTCGGTTTTCATTCGCATCCGACGCTTGCGAGCTTCCCCGCCCTTGTCCGATTGCTGATCTTTGTATCGCTGCAAACCACGAAGGCCGATCTCGGTTCCGTCGTAAGCTGGAGTTGTCACGATTGCGACGTCATGCAAGCGCAGATCCGTGATCTCCCTAAGCGGTAACTCGTCGTCGCCGTCGCGATCCGTCCAAATCTCTTGCTCAGGCCAGAACGCAAAAGACATTTTATCGAGATCGCCGCGCTCCATCTTCGGGAGAATGCGTTGAACGTCGGGGTCGCTCGGGTCGAGCTCGGCCCGCATGAGCAAACCTTTCTTGTCCTCTTTGAGTTCGAGCGTCCCTGAGCGGGTGCGTGCGAGCGGTAGGCCGTCATGGTTGATTAGAAAGACGACGTCGTCGCCGCGCGCTAAAGCGTTCTTGAAAGCGCCTGCGCGAATAACCTCGTCGAAGTAACCTCCGATCCTGGTCTCCTCGTCGAATACGGCTGCGTAACCCTCGACCGTCGGAGGATTATCGGCGTCGCCAGCTCGGACTTGGAGCCCTGTTGAGAACCGGAGCTCGCGACCATCGTTGCCGCCGTCACGAGCCTCTAAATTACGCTTTGACATTGGAGCTCTCCCAATATTTGTCATTTGAAAAATCGAACGAGTGAGGGTCAATCGTGCCCTCGTTTAGCTGCTTAATCAGGAGCCCCGCCGCGAGGCGATAACTCGTAATTGCTTCCATCATTGCCGGAAACTTAGCGGCATCCAGATCGACAAGATGCTGCGCCGCCGATGACAGATTGCATCGCGTCAACTGAGCGACGCGGGCGTTCTGGATTTCCTGTTGCACTGCCTGCGGATAGGCGCGGTTGATCCGTGAGCGCATCTCCATGTGGACGCGCTTAATTCCGCGCTTGACCGCGATCATGTCGAGATCCGGCGTAAAGGCTTCGTTCTTGTCAGTCTTCGCCGCCATCATTGCCCCCTGTAGCGTTCTTGTCTTGCTTAGAGACGAGCTCCGCGTTTTGCTGGTTCTTGAGCGGCATCATCGCGCCTTGGATATAGGCCACGTCGCCACCCTCAACAGGCGGGAGATTATCGAGAGCTCGCGCCTCATTTGGCGTGCGAAGCCCAGAAGCAACCGCCTTGGACATACCCTCCATTCGGGCGAGGAAGTCGCCTCGGAGGATTGCCTCAACGTTAAACTCGACCGACATTTTCTTTC